GATCAGACGTTACCTGGTACTCCTGAGGGAGCACAGGAAGCATGACCCGCTTTGATCTTTGTTTAAGCCATATTTCCATTAAATGTCCACCCTCCTCTGTTTCCATTTGCCTGCCGGATCTTTCGAACCAGCATATCGCCGATTTTTTCGATATCCGCATCTTCCCTAACAACGATCTGATCCGCCAGTTTTGCGATGCTGATATTTCCGCCTACCGGCGTATTACGGCTCGCATCGTGCGGGATGATCTGTGTACCACTCGGAAGGTTCATGATCTCGCCGCCCTTTTCATTGACGGATGTCCAGCCGCCTTTCCAGTTCGGCGTACCAGATGCATTTTTTCCAACCGTGCTTGTATTTGATCTTTTCTTCCCAGATACAAACTTTCCTACTTTTTCAACAGCCCCTCCTACAGCTCCGCCAATAGATGTTATAATGCCAATCACACCCTCCAAAAGTCCCGTTATGGTTTCAACCACACCTTTCACAACTCCTTTTAAAGCGTCCCAGGCTGCAGACCAATCACCATTTGCAATTGCCACTATAAAATCCACCACACCTGATATAACGTCTGTAAGACCAGTGATTACAACCGCTATTCCATCTATTATTATGCCAATTCCAACTGCAGCACCTTCAAATGCACCGACAAGTACATTTGCTAAGAGATCACTGATCACACTGATAATCGGAGCCGTTGTATCTGCTAACCTCTGGAATCGTTCCATCAATACATCCAGATGAGGTGCGAGATACTCCATCACACGTCCGGCAGCCTTTTTGAACATATCAAAATGCGTAACCACCACAGCCACGATCGCAACAACCGCAGCACAGGCAGCGACTATAGCCCCGATCGGGGATGCCATAACGCCCAATATGTATTTCATCAGACCGCCAGCTTTCACAATCCCTGAGATGGCACCACGCACCTTGCTGAACGCGCCAAGCAGAGACGCACTTATCCGGATCATTTTTCCGAATCCCATAATCACCGGACCAACTGCAGCCGCCATCGCAGCATACTTGACGATATTCTTCTTCGTGCTGTCATCCATCGAATTGAACTTGTCCACAAGTTTCTGCACATATTCCACACCCTTTTGAGCATACGGAAGGAGAATTTCTCCAAACGATATCGCCAGACCTTCTATGGATGACTTGAGGATCGTGATCCGACCTTCCATGTTGTCCAGCTGTGTCGCTGCCATACCAGCCGCCGCACCCTGGCCATCATACAGATCGGATGCTCCTGATATCTTTTCATTCAATTCATCCCACCGATCGCCAGACTGATTCATCAGCGCATTTGCTGCTGCAATCGTTCTGGTATCAAAGATCTGGGACATATAATCAGCTTTCGCTGCTTCCGACATTCCGCCGAGTTTTCCCTGCAACTGCTGGAGTACATCCTGCATCGGAAGCAGTGCTCCTGTGCTGGAGTCTTTCGTCGTGATTCCCAGTTTTTTCAGTACCTTCGCCGCCTTGTCCGTCGGCGTATACAGGTTCTTGAGTGTATTTCTGAGGACCGTACCACCCTCAGATCCCTGCATACCGGCATCACCAAGGATTCCAAGTGCCGTGTATGTATCGGCCAGATTCTGGCCGCATACGCTCGCCTGACCACCGGCAACCAGAAGCGCTTCTCCAAAATCAGAAACGGAACCGTAAGCGCTGGAAGCAGTCACAGCCATCATATCCGCCATCTGCTGCGCATTCTCGACCTTATCGCCCATGACAGCCATGCCATTCGCCACCAGTTGAGTCGCGTAATCCAGATCAAGTGCGCCCGCAGAAGCAAGACTAAGTACAGTTGGCAGCGTGTCATACGTCTTCTGCACATCATAACCAGCCATAGCCATGTTGTTGATCGCATCTGCAGCCTCCGAAGCGGAGAATTTCGTACTTTTTCCCATGTCTTTCGCAAGCTGACTCAAAGCATCCATGGTATTAACTGTCTGACCATTCAGCTCTGATGTTGCGTCCTTTGTGATTCCCATGGTCGCCTGCACCTGGCTCATGCTTGATTCAAAATCAGACGCGACCTTTACTGCTGCAGTGGCTGCGCCTACGATCGGGACAGTAACCGCTGTTGTCAGACTCTTTCCAACGCTTTCTATTCCTTTCCCGAATTTGTTAATCGACTTTCTGGTACGTTCTCCGGCTTTTGATGCACTGGTCATTGCATCGATGGATTTTCCAAGCGGCTTTGTAAATTCATCTCTCAGACGGAGAACTGCGTCTATTACTCTGCTCATTTCATTGCCGCCCCTTTCATCCGTTCAATTGCTTCCTTGTTTTCTTCGTCAAACTTGGAAAGAAATGCCCTTACCACAATCTTCTCACCCTCCGACATAAAATAAAAATCAGAAGGTTTCCAATGAAATTCACGGAAGAGAATATACATGTTCGTCACATCTCCATTCCCTTCCGTGTAAATCAGTTTTTTACGGATTCTACCGTATCCGAGCCAAAGCCGGACAGCTCCGTAATTTCATCCGCCATCAGAGATAATTCTGAGCTTTTGAAAATCTTCTGCGCCAGCTCTGCAGGATTGCTGCATCTGAATCTTGCCAGCAGGTCTTTATCCTTCATGGATGGCTCTGTCATACCAGCAACCACGATCATGACATTCGCATCGTATGCTTTACCGACATCAACGCTGCCATCTTTCTTTCGAATATCATTCACCAGTTCCGTATATCTTTTTGCGGGAACTGCCCGCAGCGTTACTATAAAATCTGTGCCGGCCATATCCGAGATACGTTTGATTTTCATCTTCTTTTCCGGGATCTCCGACATCTTATCCACGTCAAGTCCCATTAAAACATCTACTGCATTCATTATGGATCTCCTTTATAAAATTACAGGCGTGTCAGATTCTGACACGCCATCACCATCAAAGTGCTGTCGATTTAATTTCATAATCGCTGAATGTGAAGCTGTAGGATTCTTCACCGACCTTCTCATGCTCCCAGTCAGCAAGAGTCGCCTTTTCAAACTTCACATGCTTCACTGCGATTCGCTCCTCTCCGATGCCATTCGGATCATTGATTGAAGATTCGATCGTGATGTCCGGAACGATTCCTTTTTTCAAATCCGCTGAAACTTTGCTCAGGATGAATGAGCTGACCTTATGGAGAGTGATCTCTCCTTCACCCTCCAAACCGGTCATTTTTTTGCCTTTCATCAGATTCCTCGTTCTTGATACATCCTCATAGTTGATATTCACCTCTGCACGGAACGCCTTTGCCTCTGCCAGCAGTTCCCCATCTACCCATACCTGCCCCCAGGTACCAAGCCAGATCTGTTCGTCATTATATCCCTGCATCTTATGCCTCCTTATCCAATGTAGATATCAAGGTTGATATCTTCCAGTGCGTCCAGCATACTGATCGTTGCTTTCAGGAACACCTGAGATCCGGTATTCGCCTGCAGGATCTGCTGATCGGTTGCATCTTCGATATTCACCGTTGCGCCGTCAATCACAAAGTTTCCGCCCTTGCCTTTAATGTATGTTTTCTGGGCATCGGCATCGATCTCACAGGATCCGGATTCGAGAATCCCATCCTGAATCAATGTATCAAAATAACCGTTGATCGCTGTAGTCAACAAGCACTTGTTATTATAGCTATTCGCATATTTACCGATATAGCTGTCCTGCGCCGTTTTCCGGATATCATCACCGATGGCATCCATGATCTCAACCAGCTTGATTTTCTTAAAACTGTCGCCTTTGTCCTGAGTGGTGGTCACAAAGCTATTGACGCCGCGGACGATCTTGACCTTCTCACCATCCCACATGAACACAAGTTCACCAGCTTCAACTGCCTTATCGATCTCCTCCTGCGATTTTGCCGGACATCCAAGTGCCTCGGTAATCGGTGCATAGGTACAGGACATCGTCATCGGTGTTCCTGCGATAATACCGGCTACTCTTGCGCATGCCTGTTCCGCTGTCAGTTCCGTGCCATCTTCATCCGTATAGCCCATCGTGACATTGATGATACCATCGCAGTCAGCTTTTGCATTCGGCAATACTGCCTTGTAAATCTTATGGTTGCTGGTTCTCTGGGTCTTGATCCAGGACGAGATATCATTGGTATTTCCATCAGTCTCAACCGTCGGATAAACCAGATAATCCCATTTCATAAGCCCAAGCGTATTCAGTGCATCCTTATAGTCTGCCGCTGCCTTGACAATCGCAGCGATTACCTTCTTCGGCGCATTCTGATACCCGATCAAGGCTTTCTTGATCTGCTTCTGGTTCTCATCAGTAAGTGTCTCAGGAATATCCGTCACATCCAGAATCGTGTACGATGTGGTTTTCTCCACATTGGTATCCATCAGGATCATCGCTACCGTACCCTTTTCACCTCTCTGGATAGAGGCAACCGCCTGCTCATAAAAAGCAATCGTAATATTCGGTGC